TAGAGATAAAGGAAAGATGAATTTTTTTATATTGAATTTATTTTCATATAAATTTGACAACGGGCCACTAGCCACAGAATTGGGATTAGTTTCGGTGGTTATAGCTGGGGTAGTAGTGGGATTACCATATTTTGCGTTATAGTTTCGTAAACTAGCTTCAAGTGGGTCTGATGTTGACATCTAAATTTCCGAGGTTAAATATATAAAGTTATTTATATGGTTTTATCAACATGGCATACTCTGGAAAGTACACTCCCATCAACTACAAGAAGTATGCTGGAGATCATACTAATATATGGTATAGATCACTATGGGAAAGAAAGGCCATGCAGAGGTTCGATCTTAATCCTAATGTTATAGAATGGTCTAGTGAAGAGGTTGTAATACCTTATATATCCCCTCTGGATCGAAAAGTCCACCGTTACTTTCCAGATTTCCTCATAAAACTCAAAAACGGAAACGTGGTGGAAACCATTCTTATTGAGATCAAACCCGACTCTCAAACCAAACCTCCAGAGAAGAAAAAGAAGGCTACCAAGAAATACATCACCGAAATAGCCACTTGGGGTGTAAATGAAGCAAAATGGATAGCCGCCAGAGAATATTGTCTGGATAGAGGGTGGCAATTTCGTGTTCTTACCGAATATGATCTAAAAATCAAATAAATAGAATAATGGGAAAACTTATAGATAAAATCGAAGCAAAGTTTGCCGAGCAGGGCTTGGATCAGAGAAAATCTGAAGCTAGACAATGGCTACTCCAGACTCTTAAAAAGGTGTCTAGAATTGACCGCAAGAATCAGATAATAAATGATCCTAGCCATCAGTTTCAGACAAATACAAACTTCGTTAGACTCTATGGTAGAATGTTCTTCTTTTTCTATAATCCAAAGACAAAAGATGACCTCCCCTACTATGATCGTTTTCCTCTAGTGATACCGTTCAAGAGATATGATGATGGATTTCTGGGGCTGAATTTACATTACCTGCCTCCAAGATATCGTCTGATCTTTTTGGATAGGCTGTATATGGTTTTGAATAATCATGAATATGATGAGACAACCAAGTTCAAGTTGACCTATAAGATTTTAGAGAGTAATGCTAAACTAAGGTATTTCGAGCCTTGCTTGAAGAGATATTTGAGAAGTCACATTAAATCTAAAATGGTAATAGTCGAACCTGAACAATGGGAGATTGCGGCAGTATTGCCAGCAGAGTTCTTTGCGAAGAAACAGGCAATAAACGTATTTAAAGAATCAATGAGTATCATCAATGGCATTTAAAATAGACGAATTTATCAGTAATCTCGGACATAATGATGAGGCAGCAAAACAGAACCATTTTGATGTTCAAATTTTTCCTCCTCCTCTTTTAGTTTCAAGATTTGGGGGTAATATTGTAAATGGTTCTACAGGAGCAACTCGCGCTCTTTCATTACAAGCAGAATCAGCCGAATTGCCTGGAAAAACTTTAAATACTATCACACCAAAAATTTATGGTGTGCCATATAGAACAGCAGCTTTTGCTGAATATAATGAAATGTCAGTGACTTTTTACTCTACTGGAACATTCTGGGAAAGAATATTTTTTGATGCTTGGATGGATTTGATAATTCCAAGAAACACATTCAATTCAGAATATAGAGATAATTACGTTGCTAAAATAGTTATTCAACAATATGCTCCTTCACCATCAACTGAAAATAATGGATCTGCTTCCAACAATCCAATATATGGAATTAATTTATTTGAGGCGTTTCCTGTTATAGTTGCGCCACAAGCAGTTAGCTGGGCAAATGAAGATGTTCAAAGACTGACAGTAACATTCTCATATACAAAGTGGGAAACATCGAATATGTCAAATTCATATTTGGTTCCAAATCATTCAACTGCGGTCAATGGATTGGATTCTATTGTTGTCACACCAGATATAGGTATTGGTGAATTGAGTCCAACCCTAGATCAAGATATATCAAATCTTATAAATGGTTTTTCTATACCAAATCTTTAAAATTATGGAGTAATTTATGTCTTTACCGAAAATTGATAAGCCGATTTATGAAGTGTACTTGAAATCTTTGGATAAGAAGATTCGCTTTCGCCCATTCACAGTGAAAGAAGAAAAACTTCTTCTAATGGCTGGTGAATCTAGTGATGAAAAAGAACTAACGGCAGCTATCAAACAAATCACAAACAATTGTGCTCTAGATCCTGTTGATACAGATACTCTTCCGATATTTGATTTGGAAATGTTCTTCATTCATTTAAGAGCAAGATCTGTGGGAGAAGTTGCTGTCATTCGTCTGATTTGTGATAATACCGTTACAACAGATGATGGCGCTGTACTCAAGTGTGGATTTATTACAGACGTAGATTATAACGTTCTTGAGGCTCAATATAAGATTCAGGACAAACATACCAATCTAATCAAGCTAAACGAAACTGTTGCTATTAAGATGAAGTATCCAGATCTTGATATGATCAAGAAACTGAATTATGAAAATGAATCAGATGATGACTTCTTGAAGTTCATCATTCTCAATATTGATTCAATTATTGACGGTGAGGAAATTATTGATCCTCAGTCAGTTCCTCAAGAAGAACTTCTTGAATTTATAGAAAATCTATCCCGTTATCAGGTATACCAGATTTCTGAATTCTTTACAACAACTCCAAAAGTTGTTGGAAATATCAAATATACATGTGCTAAGTGTGGGTATAATCATGATATAGAATTGGAGGGCATTCAAAATTTTTTCGAATGATCTTTGGTCATGACACTCTGAAAAACCACTATCAGACAAACTTTTCTATGATTCATCATCACAAATATAGTTTGACTGAACTTGAAAACATGATACCGTGGGAAAAAGAGATATATGTGAATTTGCTATTGAATCACCTTGAAGAAGAAAAACTTAGAATACAACAGAACATGACAAACAACAGATCTAAAGTTAAAACAAGAAGATAATAAATGGCAAGAATAAAATCGACCATGAGAAGACTTGGAATTTTAAAGAACACCACAAGAAGATTGTCTGGTGGAAATCAAATTGACACAGTTAAAGCTCAGATGGACGCTTTGCGTTCTGGTCAAGGAACATTAGATTCTCTGAGACAGTTGAGAGAGACAAAACAAAATATCAATATAGCAACAACTGGTTATAAAAAATCTTATGATTCTTTAGGTAGAATGCTAGGACTTGGATCGGAGGGTATGTCTGCTTTAACTGTTCTCTTTGGTAAAAAGGCTAGTGATGAAGAAATCAAAAAGGCCAGAGAATCTCTTGGTATAAAAGATGAAGATAAAACAAAAGGTTCATCAATAACCAAACAGGAATTTAAAAAAGCTATTAATGGTCTTATCAAACAGAATATCAGAATTCAAGATGTTCTATTCTCTAAAATCGACGCTTCACTTAAGAACGAAACTAGAACCTTAAAAAATCCTCTATCCAAAGCGTTAGATCTTCTTAGTGGAATTATGAGTAAGGTTGAGTTGATCGAAAAAGCAACATCACCAAGAACTATTGTACTTAATACAAAAGGTGGTAAAGAGAAGTATCAACTAGATCCTCTTGGTCCTCCTGGAAAAAATGTTCTCAAGCTGAATGAAGTAGGAAAGGCAATAGACATTGCTTCAAAAGAAGAACAACAAAAAGTCTTCATGAAAGCGGCTTATTACTCAAAGCCAGAACCTGGCTTAATGAAACCTTCGTTGAGTGGTTTGGATCTGCTGAAATCAGAAAAAGGAATTACTGAATCAGATGTGGTTAAAGAAAATCATGTTACTGAAACATATAGTCCTAAAAAAGATATTCTAATCATCAAAAACACTTTGAAGAATATAGACAAAAATGTTCTAAAGATATTGGGTGAAGAAGAAGAAGGTGAATTGATAAAAACACTAGGATCTGTTTTAGGAGGATTAGGTGGCCTTATTGGTGGATTGTTAATGTCTGGTGGCACAATAGGTGTTATGAGTAGTGTATTGAAAAAGTTGTTTCCAAGAGCAGGAAAATTAAACAAAGGTATAGGAACGGGAGAATTCAACAAGGGCGCAGGAGCGAAAAACAAAGGCTCAAGAAAATTCAACAAACAAGGAAAAGTATCAGTTGTATCCAAAGGAACCAATTCATTAACTAAAGCAACCGAAGAAGCTGCTATGAAAGAAGGTGGCAAGTTTGCCAAATTAGCTTCTCGTCTAAGTCCAAGAATTATGAAGGTTCTAAAAGGATCACAGAAGATGCTGGGATTTTTAAAAAGAATACCAGGGTTTGGATTGATAGTTGGGGCAGTCGATCTGTTTCTTAGAATAGAAGAAATTAACAGTCAATTAGAAATGGGAATGATAACGGAAAAAGAACATAAAAAAATGTTAGTTACTGCCGTGGGTTCTGTTATTGGTGGAAATGTGGTTGCTTCAACAGCTATTGGTGTTGTTCTTGGTAGTGAAGTTCCAATTATTGGAAATCTTGTTGGTGGTTTTATTGCTGGAGCTGCTGGATATTTCGCTGGAGAGTGGATTGGTGCCAAGATTGCTGAGGCTCTATATGACTTCTTCGTTGATGATAAAACAGGTTCTGAGAAGCCAACAGCAATTCCAGCAAAACCACTTCCAACAGGATCACAACCACCTCTTGAGCCTACGGCAAAAGCATCTTCTGGAGGACTAGAAACCATTAGTGCCACACCTCAACAATTAAAAGGTGTCGCTGAGTCTGGAACTGGTCAGCAAGCAATGAAGTTCTTTATGGACAAAGGTTGGAGTAAAGAACAAGCTGCTGGTATCGTTGGAAACCTGATGGCTGAAAGCGGAACCTCTCTAAAGACAAACGCTGGTGGTGATAACGGTGAATCATATGGTCTTGCTCAGTGGCACAAAGATCGTCGTGCCATGTTCAATAAGATTTATGGCAAGGATATGACTCAAGCTGGATTTGATGAACAATTGGAGTTCGTTAACTGGGAATTGAATAACACCGAAAAGAGAGCTGGTGCTGCTTTAAGAGGTGCTACTACTGCCGCTGACGCAGCAGCTATTGTTGACAAATACTATGAACGTTCAGCGGGATTACACACTCAAAAGAGAATGGATTTCGCTCAAAAACTAATGGAAGGTAATGGAACACAAACAGCATCTACTGCTCCAGGAGTTGGTCCTACTGCGGCTGCTGCTGCTGGAACCGATCCATCAAATCCTCTTAACATGGCAAGACCAGTACCAGCACCAATGGCAGTAAGTGGTGATAAGATTAACACGGCTGTAAATCAGGTTGATGATGTTAGAAATGCTACTGTTTCTCAACAAGCACCTTCTGTGAAAACTTCTAGTCCAACTCAGTCTCTTAGTCCAAGTGGTGCTAAGAACGCGCCTTCTTCTTCGGCAGTTGCCAAAGCGGCACCAAGAAACGTGGATGACGCATTTAATCGCGCACTAGCAATGGATTTCAATCATCCTTCAACATTTACTACATTAGTAAGAATATAAAAAAGGGGGAGACATTTCTGTCTCCCCCTAACATCTCTATAGCAACAACTCTATTAGAGACGTTTATTCACCAGCCAACTTATTGAAGTAAGAAAGTGCCTCATCGTCTTCCGAACCAGACTGAGTATTGACCTCCTCTTCAAGTTCCATGCTCTCAGCATTCTTAGTGCGTGGTGCTGGAGCAGCACCGAGAACACGATCACGCTTCTGAAGAAGCTCATCGTATGACTTGAACTCAGAAGCCTTTACGAAATCCTTAAGTGAATAAGAATCCTTCCAGATCTTCTCAATTACTTCATCATCCAAATCAATCGGTGAGGGATTATCAAACTCAGACTTATCATAATTACGATAGCCTTCGACATTACGAATCTTGAGCTTGAAGTTTGCGCCCTTCCAGAAGTTGAATGGATTGATTGCCTCTTCATCCTCAAACTGAGGTTCCAGCTTTTCCTTGATCTTGTCAAAGATCTTCTTGCCGAACTTGTAGAGAAACACCTTGCCTTCATTCTCAGGATGAGCAGCATCCTTTACAACCATAATGTTGGAGATATAGCTCAACTTACGCTTGCGCTGGCGCACAATGTCCTTGTTTGCTTCAATGCCACTGTTCCAAAGTTCAGTGTTCTTTTCGCAAACTGGGCACTTGTGACCCTGCATCGTAGTTGGGCAATTTTCAATATACCAACCACCTGGACCCTGAAAGCCGTGATTGAAGAGCTGTACCCAAGGCATACCATCTTCACCATCAACTGCGGGAGCGTCTAGAAAACGAATTACTGCGAATCCGTTACCTGCCTTATCGACATCTGGTTGCCAGAAACGGCTATCTGCGCTGGATGCGCCTTGACCCTTAGAAAGAACATCTAGAGCCTTAGTGAGCTTGTCGAAAGAGGACTTGTTTTTTAGTGCGTTAAAATTCATTTGTATTTCCTTGTATGCGTAGTATTAAAATATTAAATTATCCAAAACATCATTACCAATATAGTATATATCATTACTTCTTAATAGTCAAATGATTAACTATCAATTTTTTGTAATACATATCACTCAAAGGCGCATAATGTAAAAAGAAAGGCTTGTACTTCTTAAACTTCTTATAAAAGTCATCCCATATAAAATCATCTTTCAACTTGGTGTTCCAAGAATCCATGAACTTTATAAAGTAGTCAAGAATTACAAGACTATCATACGCTATTTCATCTCGAAAGACAAGATTTAATAGCTCTGGAAACTGATTGTCCTTAGCCTTAATCAGTTCTCCAAAATCAAACTCAGCAAGCTTTGTCAAATCATTTGTGAAATTATTCAGTCTAGCTTGCTGCCATTTCAACCATTCCTTAAATATATCTACTGCTGCTTCTTGAAGCAATCCAGAAACCCAGCTTTTGCCATCACGCTTGAGAAAATTTACAGCAAAGAAATAAGGAAGTTCATCATCTTTATATAAACGAGCAATCTTATGAAAGAGATACTTGTCTCTTCTAGTATTAAACGTATCTAAAGAAGTCTTTGACTTACCGTTGTAAGTGAAGTAATCGAACTTCTCATTGACAAAATGTAAGCGGACAGCTTGATACGTTTGGTAGGCTTCAAAGCCGTTCATATAGGAAGCTTGGAACCTCTCGGAATAAAGCGTAAAGATTGTGCCTCAACTTCAATATTAGCCTTCATTATCTCATTAATAAGAGAAGCAGCGACTTCAATTTCCAATCCAGTATCTTCACAATATGTCGTGATAGCTTCGATATAGGAAACTCTATGTCTCACGACTAGATTTTCTATCTCTAGAGAAAAATTGTTTCTTTCATCTTTAGTCGGCATCTTCTTCTTTTTCTCTTCCCTATCAGCTATTACATACGGTTCATCAGCAATCAAGTCCATTAGCATAAATTTCTCACTATTTATCAGAATAAAATACATGATCTCCAATCTTGGTGATCACCACCTTATCTTCATTCCAAGCAGGATTTACCTTTTGAGAATGAAAATACAGAGCATTCTGTAGTTTAACATTAGCATAACCAAGTGTCAAAGTATTTCGAGCAATCTCTTTGGCTCTCTCATAAAAAGGCATATATGGCTGTTTTACTTCCTTACATGTCCAAGAGAACTGGCATATATCTCCAGTTTTTTGATAGACAACACCACAAATACTATTAGCAAAATTAGCATTCTTACGATTCATTGTGACTTGAGCCACAGCAGTCTGTCCGTCAATTGGTTGATTGCCAGCTTCATAATAAATGTTTTTCGCCAGACAATCCATTTCTTTCTTAAAGAAAGCAGACTGTTGATACTTATGCGTCAGATTTGTAACCTGACCAGAAAGAGTTTCAATTATAGCACTTGTCTGTGCGACATATTCTTGATGCTGCTGTTTTTCTTTCTCCAACTTAACATTCATTAAATGATAATTGACAGCAGGAATTAATATAGTGAAAAATAAGAGAGCTAGAAGAACTCCAACCTTATTTGTCAAAAATAACAACGTTTCTTCATTGACCGCTTTCATGTGTATTTTACCTCCATTTATGGCAGTTAATAAAAAAGGTGGTGAGTGTGACCTCACCACCCCTGACCTTTCTGTTACCAAGCGGTCAACTCTGGTATACTACACTGCTATTAAGCAGCTAGCGCCATGTTGTAAACATCATCGTTTGCGTTTACTTTTTTTGTGCGAATTACGTTCGTCACCTTTCGAGCGCATTGAGGTTATTCCGCAGCCTGTCGAATCTACGCACCCCCATCAGAAGCACACTTTGGAGGATAACCTTCCCTCCGAGTCTTTTGTGGATTCATTCGAAAATTACCACAGGGCAACGACAAGTGTGCTTTTGGTGGAGGTGGGGAAGAGTCGCACTCCCCGTCCAGTCCGATTTTAGTTCAATGTTTACGCTGTTTTCTTTCCCATCTTAATCATAATTCTTCCTCTAGTCCAACCTTCTGGTATAGATTCAGAACCACGAATTAATTTATTATCTTTTCCGTTGTTAATCCAAACTGTTCCTGTAGTTGAAGTTTTATGCCACTTTCTTCTACCAAAAGACCAACCAATTGGTATAGGTTGGTCTTTTGAAATCATTTTAGGTTTTTCACCATCTTTATTAATCCAAACTTTTCCATATTGTGGATTACCAGAACCAAGATGTCTAATAGACTGGGCTTCTTGAAATTTTCTTTTCAACCAACCATACAATTTTCTATTTCGTTTACTTTTATGACCCCTACACATTTTATTAACTGCTAATATTAAGGTCTTGTGTTCAGGATACATTTTAACTAAAAGTATGTGACAAACAAAATGTTCTTCAGGAGTTAATGCCACCAAATTAGATTTTTCATCTAACCCACCCATACATTTTGGGATGATATGGTGATGTTCAATATAACCTTCTGGTGCTATTCTAACTCTAGCTCTTTCAATTAATGATTCGTATATCTTAAGGTAATTCATCAACGCTCCAATAGTCAGACTACTGTTCTATTTAGCGTTTTTAAATTTTCGCACCCCCGTCCAAGATGCCTTTACTTAAGAGTTTACTACCATTATTAATGAGTTACCCCATCAAATTTCTTACTACGTTTTTCCAACCAAGTTACCAAAGCTATTATAGCTGTATTCAATCCTATTACAAGTATCCATCCCATATTTATAACCTTACAACTATTATACTATTTATTTACTTTAATGTCAAAAGAATTCTGACAAATCGCTTCTGGAAGTTCCCTTACCCATGAATTTTGTTAGCATATCATAACAAGTATCATAAGGCTCAATATAACAGAAGCCATGAGGCATACTTTCAACAGCCATAATAATTACAACTTTCTTTGGCTTTAATCCAAAATGCTCATGAAACATCTTACCGTAAGCAGCACCCTGCATGAAGTAGTTATTGATCTTATCTTTAGACTTAGCGTGATTAGCAGTCTTAAAGTCTATTACTGAAAGATCACCGCTATATTCTGCGATACAGTCTGGTGTACCAGCAAGTTCCAGAAAGTCGCTGTATAGAATTCCTTCTACAACTTTAAGATTATCGAGACGATCAACCATGTGCTGAACTTTCAGAAACATGGATTTATTAAGAACATTTTCTTCCAGATTTGCTGGTTCGTTTAAAAGATACTTTTCAATCGTCTTGTGTAGATTAGTTCCACGCTTAGTAGCCTTGCGAGAAATTTTATTGGCCTCTTCTTCACCAACTCGCTCTCGCCACTTGGCAATTTCCTTAGCATTCCACTTGCTAGTACAAGTTGTAACGGATTGATATCTGTTGCCAGTAGGTGTAATATAATACCTCTGACCAGTTTGTTCATCAGTCACCTTGCTCATCTTTGGCAAGTCCACAAATTCATGCTTAAATGTTTTCATATCAATCCTTCAAACTTTTTTCATACTCATCAACGGCCACAAGGAAATCTTTAACCAAACTACTTCTTACAATATCATCTGTAGTAAATTCTATATTTGTAAAGGAACTCATCTTTTTGGCTATAGCATGGAACTTAGCTAAACCAGACTTATCATTCTGTTTACGATGTAAATCAGTCTGTCTATAGTCACCACAGAATAATATCTTTGAACGATATCCCACTCTAGTCATTATAGTCGATAATTCTTCCCAATTCAAGTTTTGGCATTCATCCACAATAATAATAGCATCATCAAAACTCATTCCACGAATGAAGCTGGTTGAAATAAACTCAACCTTATGTTGTTCCTTTAATTCTTCATATGCGTTTCTTCTACCGAAGAATTGTGTACATATCTGCACGTAAGGTTGTTCATACAGAGACATTTTCTCCTCAACAGTTCCTGGAGTAAATCCCATATCTCTTGATTGAACAGCAGACCTCACAATCACAACTCTCTGAAATGAATTGGTACGATCCAGAACTTCTTGTAAAGCTTTATACATTGCTATAAAAGACTTACCAGTTCCAGCAGAACCAGTTAGCATTATGAAATAATCACCTCTGTCATAAGATTCGAAAAATAAACGTTGATTATCTGTCAGTGGTTCAAAAACTTTCAGATCAGTGCTTCTGAATTTAGCAGTTTGTTTTTTGTCAATTAGTATTTCTTCTTCATTATTATTGTTTTTTCTTTTTGACACGAATCACCTTATATTCGCCCAGCCTTTTGTGCTTTCTTTACATGCTTGTCGATAATCTGTCTGGTTTTTACTTCCTTGATAGATTTGCGACTACGCTCTTGAGCTAGAGGACTAGCGGGGTGACTATCTGCCACCTTGGATAGAACTTCCTTCCATCCCTCGCTAGTTCCAGAATTAAATCCTCTAACTGATTGAGCGTCATGAAGAAGAGATGGTGGAGTATCATGATATCTTTCTAGCTCTGGATGAGCTTTCTTGAAATCATCATACTCAGAGATCTTGATATCATGACTGACAATTTTTCCAGTCTTTTTTACTTTAAAAGTATATTCCATAATACTATTTATCTCTGAGTAATATCCATCGGATCGAAATATTCTTCGACTTCAGCAGACTTGAGTGTTGCGTCTCTTGTCAAAAATGTATGATTGATATTCTTTGGATTAAAAAATTCTATAGCAACAGCCATAACATCTGAATTTGAAAAAGGCTTACATGAGAAAACATCCAAATAAGCATCACCACTAGAATCAACAAAGTGACCAGCGATATTAGATGTTTCAATTAAATGGAGTAAACTGTAACCAGCTTTAGTAGGATCGTGTTCTGCGAAGTGAACAACAATTGGATCACCATAAGCTTTCATATCAATTATCTTAACAAGTTCTTTTGTAAAGTTTATGATATTTTCTTTGCTTGTGATCTTTTCTCTGTCACAATCCGAACAATCAAGCATTAGATGATAACCCCAGTATTTGCTCATTTCAGTACCTCTATGTTGTCCACCAATCGGGAATTTTTCTACGAGTCCACTTCGCAAAGTGGTTCTTATGGTGTATATAGTAGTTGCGATAAGCAGTTACCGTATTGCCTTCGATTCTACAATCATCTGGCATACACTGAGGAGGATCAACCCAAGGATCTTCAATGTTGATATTAAACGGAGAAGCAAACAACGGATGTAGAAGTGTCTCACACTTATGAGACTTGCCATTGTATCGGTACTTGTACTCTTCTATCAAATAAACAAAAAGATCGTAAAGAAAGCGATAGTGATCAATATTGGCTCTAGTCCAGATAGCAGAGGGATGATTTTGCCAGCCAGCAGAGTAAAGTATGTTTTCACGGTTATCATTCAACACCCACTTTTTAGTATTACGCCAACGAGCAGGGAGTGAACCCTGAACCATTTTCTTTTCAATTATCATCTGTCCATCCAAGTATCTATGAGCGGAAGACATTAATTGAGCAGATTCAAGAATCATTTTTACTACGTGTTTATCACAATGATATTCCGCATCCTTACGAGGATCAGAATCAAGATAAAAGATATTCATAATAATTCCAAATAAAAAGGGGGAGCGGTCAGGCTCCCCCGTAGTTACAATAGGATCTATTAGTCAAGACCAAGAGTGGACTTAATATCATGGAACTCGCGATCAGTGATCTCATTGATAATGAGATCGGTGTCAAGGTCAGTATCATTCTTCTTGACAAGTGGCTTCTTAGTAGCCTTAGTAGGAACAACCTTAGCAGTCTTCTTAGCTACTACCTTCGTGACCTTGCTAGTAGCCTTACGAGCAGCCTTGCGATACTGTGGAACAGTAATCTTATCAGCATTCATAAGCTTGTAGGCAACGATAAAACGACCGTTTCTGACTGTCTCAAGTTCTGCCTTGAACTGCTTCTTCAGATAACAGAAATAGACTGGAACGGAACTTTCCTTAACTCCAAGGAGCTTGACAGCCTGTTCCTTGGTGATACCCTTATCACCAGCCGCCTTAAGCATATTGTAAAGATTGAACAATTGAGTGTTCTTCGCCATTTTAAATACCTCATAATAAAGTTACAATTAATACCACCAAAACATTGGGGCATGTATCTATTATACTATAATTCCAATGAAAAGCAAATAGAAAATTAACCAATAAAATCAATCACTTACGACATCCCCTGTAAGCCCCTATAAGCCTCGTAGAGCGCCCCGTTTCTGGGGTAGGTAGGACTGGGGGGTGGGTCTGAAAAACGCTCTACGAAGCTCCTATTAGGCCGCAAGATGTAGGCGGCTGATCTTCGGAACTCTTGCCATAAGAAAGTCCATCTGGTCAGAGAGAATCTTTCTGTTCTCAAGAATCATCTTCTCAAACACGTTAGGCGCATATGGGACATAAAGAAGATGCATTTTCGCCTCTTCTGTAGTCTTATTACCCTTACGCATGTTACATGGCTTACATGCTGTTACACAGTTAACCCAAGTGTTCTTACCACCACGGCTCTTTGGATGAACGTGATCAATAGTAAGACTTTTGTTTTCAAAGTTATCACCACAGTAAGCACAAAGATATCTGTCGCGAGCATATAGAACTGAACGTTCTGCGAAAAGTGTCTCACGCATATACCATTCATGGTCAAACAGCTTACCACTAACACCAATGATTGATTGAATCTCAATTATAGACTGTTCGCCAGTTTCAGCAGAAATACCACCGTGTAGCACTTTGATGTTATCACCAGTGCTCCACAAAACTTTCTTTCTAGCATAGTAACAAGCAGCGAGATCGTAGTTGACCCACTCTTTTGGCATACCAGCAGAATCTGTAATTAATACCAATGACACGACACATCCCCTTTTAGGATTTATTTATAGAGACAATTAGTGTATAAATTAAATTGGAGTTACGGACAGGATTTGAACCTGCGTATAGCTATTTT